ATGGTTACCAACGAAGACATGGACTGGGTAATAAAAAACTTTTTAAAAAGAAAAGATTACACATACGATTTTATGTATGTACCTCATGACGCAAGTAGAACTACTGCAGCAGACAAAAGGAAATCTACAAGTATACTTTTAAGAAATCATAAGTATAAAGTTAAAAGAGTTAAAAAGCCAGGTAATAATAAATTAGATTCGGAGATAAGTTTAGTTAAGACTAATATAAGAAGATGTAGTTTCGATAGCGAGAAATGTGCTAAAGGACTAGACCACTTAACTCTCTATCAACAGCAGTGGAATGATAATGTAGGTATGTTTATGGGTACCCCTAGACACGACATACACTCACATCCAGCAGACAGCTTTAGAACCTTAATCATGGGAGCTAGAGAACATATAAAGAAAACAGGTAATACAGCTACCAGCGTACAAACGGTACACCAATACGATCCCTACGGTGCTCCAGCAAAAGTTGTAGTAGAGGATTATAATCCATTTAATATTTGAGGAACACATGGGCGGAGGCGGAGACTTTTTAAAAGATACACTAGACTTTATAACTACACCTGGAGCTCTTTTTGGAGCAGAAGACAGAGCGTCAAAGAAAGCAAGAGAGGCTAATGAGCAAGCAGCAATCAATAAAGCAAATGTAGAAGCGCAAGCTTTACTAGACAAACAAGCTAAAATAAAAGTGGATGCAGAGGCAGCCAGGTTAAAAGAACTGCAGAGAGTGCAGTCCGGTGTTTCTCGTTCTACGAATATACTAACATCAGCATTAGGACTATTGAATAATAACAATGATTCTAAGAATGATCCAACATTATTAAGTTAAAATAAGTATGACAAACAGCACAATAAGTTCACTATGTACAAGGCTAGAAGTATTAGAATCTGTACGTGTAGTGCATGAACCTACACTACAACAAATAACAGATTATATAAACCCTAATCGTACAGACTTTACAGTCATTAATTCTGCAGGAGGTAGAAGGATGAATAAAGTATACGACACTACAGCAATAAGTGCAAACAGAAACCTAGCCTCTGCTTTGACTAATTCTATTACAAACCCTCAATCTAGATGGGTAAACATGGTAGCAAGAAATCCAGAGCTTAATGAGAGCAACGCAGTTAAAGAGTACTTGAGTCAAATAGAAGATGCAGTACTATCTGTATTCAATTCTACAGGATCCGGTTTCTATCAACACAACCACCAACTTATGCTTGACCTGCCAGCTTACGGAACAGCTTGTATGTTTATAGATGATTCCAAAGAAGATATCTCTTTTAGTACAATTCCATTGTCTCAGGTTTATATAGATGAAGATTTTAATGGAGCAGTAAATACCATCTTTAGGAAAATAGAACTTACAGGAAGGCAAATACTAAATATAGAAAAGTGGGAAAAAGGTTTAGACAGTACGGCAAGAGGACGATTTACAGACAGCCCCAATAAGAAGTTTGAAGTAATACATGCGGTAATGCCTAGTAAAGATCTTGCAGCAGAAATAGACATAGAAGTAAATACATCTAAAGAATTTGGATCTATTTATTTTATAAAATCACCAGACATTATCTTAGAAGTAGATTCCTTCTTTGAGAATCCTTATGTTACTCCTAGATGGGAAAAACTAACAGGAGAGATATATGGAAGAGGATCAGGTTGGAATGCAATCAGTGACATCCTTATGCTTAATGTTATGAGTGAATCCGGAATACGATCAGTGCAACTATCTTCAGCACCTAGTTTCTTAGTGCCAGATGATGGAGTACTAACAGACATTAGAGCTATACCTAACGGTGTAACCGTAGGTGGTATAGATGAGGACGGCAATCCTAGAGTAAGGGAGCTACCTTATAATCCTAGATTAGATTTCTTAGAAGCAGAAAAAGATACAAGAAGAGATGCAATAAGAAGAGCATTCTTCGTAGATAGGTTTGAACAAAAACCCGGTACACCAGTTAGTGCTACCGAGAACTTAGATAACCAGCAAGTAAGATTGGCCTTAGCGGCTCCACAACTATTTAGAATAGAGTTAGAGTATTTAACTCCTGTTATAGATAGAGTGTATAATATACTTGTTAGAAAGAATAAAATACCATTGGCTCCAGCAGAGCTTGAAAATCAAGAGTTTGATTATGAATATCAAAGCCCAGTAATTAAAGCTCAAAGACAACAAGAGCTATTAGCTTTTAATGCTACAATGCAAAGCTTAGCACCTTTATTAGCTGAGAGACCAGAGCTATTAGATGTGTATGACGGTGATAGCCTAATCAGAGACAATTCTCAGATAGCAGGAATACCTCAGAAGCACATGAGATCTCAAGCAGAAGTAGCTCAGATAGCCGCTGCTAGGCAACAAGCTCAGCAACAAGCAGCTCAGCAAGAGCAAGCAATGCAGGTAGCAGACACAGCAGCTAATCTTCAAAAATCAGGAATCAACGTAACAGACGAATAATATGAATATAAAAAGTTTAAAGAGTAAATCTAGATCGTATAAAGCAGTATTTAATTCTCCAGATGGGGAAAGAGTACTTGCAGACCTACTTAATTTTTGTGGTCAATATAAGTGTTCTCACAATCCTGGGGATGCTAATTCTACAGCTTTTAATGAAGGTAAACGAAGAGTATCTTTAAGAATACTAAAATTCATAGATATGGAAGAAAAAGAAATACAAAAAATTCTAAAGGCAACGGAGTCCCCGGAGTCTACGAATATTAATCAGGACCCATTTGGTCTTTATAAATAACAATTAATAAAGGTAACTAAGTATGACAGAAGAAAATAAAGCAGTAGAGACTGCAGCAGCTCCAGAAGAAACAGTAGCAGTTAGTGCAGAAACGGCACCTGCGGAAACAGCAGAAGTAAAAGCGGATGCACCTGTAGAAGCAAAAGGTGAATCACTATTATCAGGCGGAGAGGAAAAAGCAGATGAAGCAATAGCAGAGTTTAAGATTCCTGATGAATATAAAGATGATAAGATCTTCAAAGACATCAAAGACTATGATGGACTATTTAAATCTTATAAGAACGCACAAGATCTTATAGGTAAAAAAGTAACAGATATGTCTCCAGAAGACCTTAAGAAATACAACGAGAAGTTAGGTGCTCCAGCGGATTTAGGTTCGTATGAAATAGCCGACCTTCCTGAAGGATCTGACATAGACTGGGCGAAAGAAGCGGCTCACAAAGCCGGACTTACAAACGACCAGTTAAATGCTTTAGTTAAAGCAGGAATAGACAGAGATAACGTAGCCTTAGCAAATATGCAAGAAGCGGCTGAAATTCAACATCAAAAAGACATAGAGAGTCTTAAAGAAGATTTCGGCACAAACTTTGACGTTAGCATAGAAAAGACTAAACAAGCCGTTAAGTTTTTTGGCGGAGAAGAGTTAGCTCAGATACTAAATAATGCAGGCTTAGGTACAGACCCTACAGTCGTTAAAGCTTTTCATGAAGCAAGTAAATTGCTAAAAGAAAGTAGCTTTGTAAAAGCAGGAACAGACCAAGGTAATACAGCTTTTGATAAAAAGACTGCTATTGTCAATTTTAGAAAAGAACACTCTAAAGCTTTGCATGATGCAACGCATCCTGAGCATAAGCACAGAGTAGAAGAATTACAAAGATTCTATAGAATGTAATTTATACATCCTTAGAATTTAACTAATATTGTAAGACAAACAAGGCAACAGTCCTTACACTAACACGTTGCAGTCGGACGACTATAAGCCAGAACGACCCTTTTTAGGATAATCAATCGAAAATTTTTATTAACTTTTAAAAAGGAACTATTATGACTATTACAATTGATGCTAGTTATATTAATCAGTTTTCTGATAACATACATTCTTTACTAGAACAAGAATCTTCTAAAGTTAGAGGAATCTTTATGGAAGAAGAGAAAGCAGGTGAAAAACATTTCTTTGAAAGACTAGGTTCTTTCACAGCAAAAGAAGTCATCGGCCGTTTATCAACTACTGATTTACAAGACCCAGCGCACACTAGGCGTATGGCTACAGTTAGACTTTATGAAGCATCTACTTACTTAGATGATATCGACAAAATCAAAATGTTGATTGACCCTACTTCAGAGTATGCTAAAAAACTAGCTAGAGCTCACGGGCGTAACTTTGATGACGTTGTTATCGAAGCTATTAAAGGTACAGCAAATACCGGTAAAGATGGATCAGGTACTCAATCCTTACCATCCGCACAAAAAATTGCACACG